TACCTTCGGTTCTTCACGATGGAGTTAGTGTCGCACGCGAGGTTGATTTAAAGGATAAGTTCGAGAATATCGGCGCTCAATTAGTTAAAGAGGCCGCTCAAAAGACCAATGAAAACTCCGGGGATGGTACTACAACCGCAACCATTTTAACTCACGCTATTGTAGAGGAAGCACTCAAAAACATAGCCGCCGGATCAAACGCAATGATTCTTAAAAGAGGCATCGAAAAAGGTAAAGATGCTGTTTTGAAAAACTTAAAATTAATGGCTCATAAAGTCAAAAGTGATGATGAGATCAAACAGATTGCCACTATCAGCGCGCAAAATGAAACCATTGGTAATCTAATTGAAAAGGCTATCAAAAAATTAGGTAGAAAATGTATTATTACTGTAGAAGAAGGTGGAACCGAAATGGAGCTGGAATACAAAGAAGGTATGGAATTTAATAAGGGCTTCATGAGTCCCTACTTCCAAACAAACGATAAAGGAGAAGCTGTTGTTAAAGATCCGATCATTTTGATTTCAGATTTCAAAATGAATACTATGCCCGAGTTCGTTACATTTATGCGTAACTGGGAAGCACTCCCGGGCGAAGTTAAATCAGGCAATAATATGGTTATAATCTGTGAAGAAGCTGTTGGTAACATTATGGCCACATTCATTGCGAATAAACTCAAAGGAACGCTTAACATTAATGTTATTGGTGTTCCTGCTTACGGAGATGATCGCAAAGATATTTTAGAAGATATTGCAGTTATTACGGGTGGTAAATTCGTTTCAATTGAGAAAGGTGATAAAATAGATGCTCTCAAACCTGATGTATGGGGCCGGGCGAGCCGGGTAATCTCAACTAAAGATAATACTATGATTGTCGATGGTAAAGGCAAACCTGGCGAGATTAAATTCCGCGTTAAGAAGCTAAAAGAACAATTAAATAAGGCTGATTCTGAATTCGATACAGAAAAACTAAGAGAACGAATCGCTAAACTAAGCACCGGTATTGCTATCATTAATGTCGGCGCAAGCTCTGAAGTCGAAATGCGAGATAAAAAAGAACGTTGTATTGATGCTATTAATGCTACAAAGGCCGCGGTAGAAGAAGGTATTGTCGTAGGTGGAGAGATAGCACTTCTAATAGCCTCTAATATTAACAGCGAAGAGATGTCTGAGGTTAAAGACGAACAGACCGGCATCGAAATTGTTAATATTGCCTGCAAAAAGCCTTTTGAAATCTTAATGTCTAATTCGGGTTATAATCCTGGACAAATGCTGGAAAGAATAATTAGTCGCAAAAAATATTTTGCAAGTATCAAGAAAAAAGAAAATCAATATCTTAAAGATAATTTAGGCATCGATGTAATTGATGGTCAAATCAAAGATATGTTTGAAGCTGGGATTATCGATCCGGTAAAAGTAACTAAATCTGCTCTAACTAACGCCGTCTCAGTGGCTATCATGATTGCAACAACTAATAGTATAATTACAGATATTAAAGAGGATAATCCTCAGGTTCAAGGACAACAAGGTGTATAAAATATTACCATTACCATGCGGTCACGGCAATGTCGAGATTACTCGGCCCGGAGACCAATGGGTTCAATGCCACATATGCTTTAAAAGCTTTTTTCTTACATGGGCATTAGATAAAAAGAAAATATACGGAGAAGACAATGATTACTAATTTAATAATCTTTTTAGCCGGTTCAGTATTCACAATCATAATGTTTGGCCTTGGTATTTACTTCGGATACTTAATTGGCAATAGAACGATAGATAAAAAGTTAGCTAAAGTAAAAAATATAATAACTAAAAAGCCCTCACAATCCGGCCCCGTCAAAATGAAGAGTAAATCCCAACAATTAATAGAACAGGACGCGGAACGGAAACGTATCAGGGAATTAGCGGGAGGAGAATAACATGGGAAATGTAAAAAAGAAATGCATTGAACTATTTGAAAAAGAAATTGAAAATAACCATATTGGCCAATACAGCGCTCGGGCCGATCTTGAAAGAATACGACAACAAAGGAAAAATGCCACCGGCGAGAAACTTCAACAATTAAGTAACGCTTTTAATGAGGTTATGGGAATCTATATGGAGCTTCGCAAAAAAGAAACTATCTTTAAAGAAAAAGTAAAATTCCTTCAAACCTATCAAGATAGAGAACCCGACATTCCTTCTAATAGCGGATTAGTAGGAATATAATGAAATGTTCGGGTTGTGGTAAGACATCATCACACATTAAGGTTTTACCAAATGGAGACGAAGTCTGTCCCCATTGCTCAAGCATGAGCGAGGCTGGAGGAACTAAAATCTCTGGCCTCTTAACTCGGAATAGCTTCAGGGTTAGAAGTGAATCAGTCAAACATGAAGGGGATTTCATTCAGCCTCACGCTTACGATAAAAATAAAAGAAAGCTCTGTCTCAATGAAGATTTTGTCAAAAAATATCCCGATAAAGTTAAAGAATATTTCAGTGAAGAAGAAGTTAGTAATGCCGGTTACTGCAAACTAAGTAATCACATGAAGAAGCAAAAGGAAGCCGAGATTAAACATAAAAATGATCAAAGAATAAAATTCGCCGGTAAAGGACAAGAAGGCAAGAGGATCAAGGAGTTGTTAGATGAATAGAGAAGAATTAAGATTAAAAATTTTATCCAGACAGAAAAAAGGTATTCAATCTAAATATCAAAACGCTTTAGGTAAAGGAAATAAATAATCAAATTCTAAACAAGGCTAAAAAGATAAATTAAATAATACTAAATGATACTAAATACTACTAAAAAAGAGAATATCCCATGAATAAAAATCATACCTTGGCAATGGAAATGAAGTATGAGGGCAAGAAGTATCATGAAATTGCCCGGGAACTTAAATTTAATGAAACTACTGTTAAACGATGGTTTACCTCCGATGGATTGTTATTTGATAAATATGAAAAATACAGACAAGAAATGGATAGTATAATTAAAGAAGAAGGTGCAGAAATAAGACGTCGGAATATTCGTAACGCTTCGGCCGCTTTAGTTAATTTATTAAGTCCAGATACAGACGAAGCAATAAGATTACGCGCTATTAATAGTGTTTTAGATAGAGAATTAGGTAAGCCTAAAGAATCAATTGAGCATGATTTTAAATCACCACTAGTAATATTGGACAATGAAAATGGAATTAAATCCGCCTCCACTAAAAATCAGAGAAGATCTGATCCACCCTCTTCCCAAGCAGGAGATGTTTCTTGACGCAATGTATCAGTACGAATACCTATTATATGGCGGTGCGGCCGGCCCTGGTAAAAGCTACATCTTACGTTGGGCGATGGTGGAACTGCTCTTAAATTGGTTCAAAAGATACGGATTGACTGGCGTGAGAGTAGGGCTATTTTGTGAGGATTATCCCACATTAAGAGATAGACAAGCAAGTAGAATAAAAAGAGAATTCCCGTTATGGTTAGGTAAAATCAAGGACTCGCAGGCCGAAGGCTTAGCATTTCATATGGCGCCTGGATATGGTGATGGAATCATTGCACTCAGAAACCTTGACGATCCCGCTAAATACGCCTCATCAGAGTTTGCCGCTATTGGAGTAGATGAGCTAACTAAAAATCAGAGGCAGACTTTCGATGATTTAAGATTTAGAAAAAGATGGCCGGGGATAGAACATTCACCATTTTTAACTGCTTCCAACCCTGGATCTATTGGACATGGGTGGGTGAAGAAGTTATTTGTTGATAGAGATTTTTCTGGTGACGATGAGAACTTTGACCCTAGTTCTTTCCTATTTATTAAAGCCCTGCCTAAAGATAATCCATATTTACCTAAATCTTATTGGAATACACTTCACTCTTTACCACCTGATATGCGCAAAGCCATGGAGGAAGGTAATTGGAATATCTTCGCTGGCCAGGCCTTTAGAGAATTTAGTATTCAAAAACATGTAGTTGAGCAGTTTGGTTTTAAACTCGAGGATTGTACCAAAGTTATGACCTTTGACTGGGGATATAATGATCCCGGCTGTTGCTCATGGTTAGCAATTACCCCCGAAAATCAAAATGGTATTATCAGAGTTTATGTTTATCGGGAACTATATCAGAGAGAAAAGAAACCCAAACAATGGGCAGAGGAACTGGCGCTTTATACTAAAATTGAAGATATAGAATTTATGGTTTTGCCACATGATTGCTTCTCAACTGATAGAGGTAATAGAAGTATTGCTAAGATATTTAAACAGAAGTTAAACACACGTATTATCCGTGGACATACCTTAACTAAAAACGCACGTATCAACCGAGCCGCTATCACACATGAATTACTTGGTGAGGCTGATGATGGCATTCCTTATTTACTATTTAAACCAAATTGCTATAATACAATTAGAACTTTGCCTGAGTTAGTTTATGATGAGAACAATCCAGAGGATATTAATAGAAAAGGAGAAGATCACGCTTACGACGCCTTATCACTTGGATTGTTAACTATTAAAGAGAAATTTAAACTAACCTCCGGCGGTGTTAAATCACAACCAATCAGACCACAAAAGCAAAATGCATGGCAACCTGACGAGAAAGGTAAGATTAAGGCCCCGGACTTTTGGGCAGAATTTAAAAAGAAAAAAAAGAAAAGTACTACCCATTATGTAAAGGAATAAATGCTAGCACCCAAACCAATAACAGGTAAACAACCAGAGATCAGTATTTGGCTTGATGATTCAGAGCTCGATAAAAAAATACTTAAAAAGTTTCATTGTGTTGTTTGCGGTGGCGTAGTATTCGAATATTACGATTCTATAAATATTATTATCGCTGGCAAGCACTTCCAAAAAGCGCCAAAAGTGATATTATGTAAGAACAGGATAGTAATTGATGTTTTTAACTCAGTTGTTATCGCCCCTACGCCTGGATTTATCGCAACAGAATTTAGAATTAATCGTCATCGATACAAACAATCACGTTGCGATACAAAATATTGGATATCATAATAAAGGAGACATATGGACGAAAACGAGAAAATTAAGACCGAAGAGCCGGTCATTGAAGACCCAAATTTACGCATAGATATGTCCGACAGCGATCTCGCATATTTGATTAATAAACGGCTAAAAGACGACGAGGCCTATTATAAAAATGAACTCAATTTAAAGCTTCGTCAAAAAACGAATGAAGATTACTATTTAGGTAAACAAATAGATGAGGCAAATGTAGATGAATATCAAAAGCCTGTTTATCTCGATAATATTATCTGGCAGAACCTAGAGACAAGAATCGGTATTGCCGCTGGCCGAATGCCTGATGTTATGATGATCGCACCCAATGATACACCCGAATCAAAAGAAAACGCCAAAGATGTTGAGAAAGCCGTTGATGTAAGAGTTAATAATGAGGTTACTCAGAGAATTATCAAAGACGGCCTACGCAAGAATCACCTTGATTTTATTGCCGCTATTAAATGTAGATGGGACCCGAATAGAGGAGAGAATGGAGAATTTATATTTGAACTCGTTAATCCTAATTCTCTTATTGTAGATCATACTGCTAAAATTCCTCATGATGGATTCACCGCCGATAATATGGAATTGATTTTTGAATGGTTAGAAGAACCTCTCTCAGTTATTATTTCAAAATTTCCAAGCAAAAAAGATGAATTACTAAAAAGATTAAACTATGTTAATATGACTGATCGCCGGGCAATGGCCAAAGTGAGATATCTTGAGGTCTGGTTTACTTGGTACGATAAAGAAGGCAAGCCGGTTGAATGCGTTGCTCATAAATATAAAGATCTGATTTTAGATAAGATGAAGAACCCGACCTGGGACTGGGTTGGTTATCAAACGATAGATCACGATGAAAAAACTGGCAAACCATTTGTAAAAGATGTTTACCATAACTTCTTTCCTTATGCACGCAAACCTTATATCTTTATTACTCATGTGAACTTAGGCAAAAGTCCGGTTGATGACACCACACCAGTAGAACAGGGTATTTATTTACAGAGAATTATTAATAAACGTGGCCAACAGATTACAGAGATTTCAGATAGAACCAAACCAAAGTTAGCTTTTGCCGGTGATTATATTAGTAAAGAAGCATCTGAAAGAATTACTAATGATCCGGATGAATCTATCTGGTTAGATGAGTGTGATGATATTAGTAAAGCTGTTACCT